TTAATATTTGAAATGTATTTCATTGATTTTAACTGTATTAATATTACCTTCTTTATTTAACCTTCGAGGGATAAAATCTATTTTAATTAAATCGACGGTGCTTGTAATTAATTCCTCTTTGTTTTCTGCAGTCGCCATTTTAAAGCCTTTGATTAATAAATTTTTAACTGACCTAATTTGTTGTTCATTTAATTCTATATTAATTCGAGGGCTTTCTTTTTCTTCAATATCTTTCAATAACTTATCTGTTTCGTCCATTAATACAAAATATTCTTCATCTTTGATATATCCTAATGACCAAGCGCGGGTATAATTTGCGCGTTGCTCTAATATTTTTTCTTTATTATTTTCAATATCATAATCTTTTGGTTTAGGTATATTTACCATGAAGTTATCTGTTCCTTTTTTTAGTAAAGTATTGATGAACTCTCTTTCAATCTCGCTTTCGTTGAATGAAACATCTTTAACTTCTTTGTTTTTATGACATGTTGCACAAGTATAACGTCTAACTTCATAAGATCCTCCATTAGCACGTTTTTGTATCGAGCTAACTAGGTAGAGTTTGTTTTGACATTGCGGACACTCTATAACACCTCTAAATATAGAATTATGTTTTGTTTTAGATTTATGTGTCCTTTTATCAATAATATCAAGCATCTTTGAATGTTCATCTTCGCTTATGATTGGCTCATGCGTGTTCTTTATTAGTAAATCTCCATGTTTGGTATGTCCTCGCAAAATCGGGTTTCTCATCCACCCAAGCACTGTCTTCCTGTTCCATTTTGTTATACCAGGTGGTTTCTTCTTGCTTTCTAACAGCCTAACAACTTCATTAGCGCTCTTACCGCTCAGTAACTTATCCACTATGAAACGAATATATTCGGCGTATTGATTAGGTTTTAATTTTTGATCTACTAAGTCATAACAAAAAGGTTGAACTTTAATATACTTACCACTTCTAACTGCTGCACGAGCTCCTATTAAAGAGCGCTCTCGTATTGTCTCACGCTCCCATTCTGCCATTGCACCAACCATTGTTATAAATAACTTGCCTATAGCAGAAGTTGTGTCAAATAACTCTGTTGCGCTTTTAAAAGCTATATTGTTTTTTTCGAAAACCTCTAACATTTCCAGTAAGTCTCTAACATTACGTGTTAATCTGTCCAATTTGTATACTAGTACTAAATCGAATTCTTCTAATCTATCAAACAACTTTTGTAATGATGGTCTTTTCATTGAACCGCCAGAAACGCCTGGGTCTGAAAATACTTCGTATCGATCCCAGTCGTTAACTTCACAAAATGAAATTAACTTTCTTTTTTGTTCGTGGATAGAATACCCTTCATTTGCCTGTTCAGCGCTTGAAACTCTAGTGTAAATTGCTACTTTCATGTGTTCCCTCCTCAAAATTGGCAAAAAATAATAAGGGTAGGCGGGCTACCCGTGATTTTAGTACTAGGTACTAAATGTGATATAATAAAATAAAAAGTAGGTGATGAAATGTGTGTAAAATTTACTGACGCAGAAATAGCTTATATAAAAGAATCAGTTGAAAATTATAGTAGTGAATTTGATATTTATGACGATGAACAAGAACTTAAATTAAAAATTTATGAACAAATTATGTTAAAAATCAAATCTGAATACAAGGATACCTATTTATTCCGTCTTATTAATTGATTTGGTATATTCTCTTAATATTTTTTCGTTTTCATCAACAATGTCTTTTAGTGTGTTTAAAAGAAAGTCACAATCACCTTTGGCTACTGCACCAGCTTGTGAATGGTTGATTATGTTTCTCATACTATACGCAATTTCTACCCGTTTTTTGGTTCTATAATTTACTTTACCTTCTTTAGTTAATTCTCCTAATAATTTTGTGTACATAGTTGAATCGGTGTCTTTATGTTTGATTTTATTAACTTTTTTTAATTTGATTAAAAACGTTTCTATAGCAACAGCAAAGGTTGCTGCAGCTGGCAAATACAATTCCCTTTTATAAGCTTGTAATCCTTGTTCTATTTGATAAGAAAAAGTTATATCATCAACAATCTCTTTCATACTATTTAAATCTAAGTGGTTGAACGGTTGTATTTCATCATGTGCTTTGTTTATCAATCTTTCTTTCGACTTCGATATCAATGTATTGTAATGATCGTTAGCTAATCTTTTGCCATAATTAAAAAATAAATCTAAATTGTTTTGTAATATTACGGTCCCGATATATTTTCCGTAGTAAATAGATGTGTAATAAATGTAATTATTAAAATCTAATAATCCGGATTGTTCTTCTACATACTTTTTAGAATCATATATGTATGAAGTAAAGTGTTTAGACAAATATTTGATATCAATATTACGAAAATTATATATTTCTTTTAATTTACTGTCATTTGAGATAACGACGATGCAAGGTTCTTCAAAAAAAGATTGATTTAGATAAAATATCGAAATCTTGTAATCGTCTTTTCTCATGAATGGGAAAGCTTCTGGATTGCTACTAAACTGATAATTGTATCTGTTTTCAACTACATATTTGTAGCCTTCTAAAAATTTACGCAAGTATTCTTTTAAAGTTTTATTCTCTTCCATCCCTCATCCTCCTCACGCCATATAGGGGCTATTAATCAAAAATTCGATAGTTATAAATAACTTTACCTATCACTTCGATTTCATCAATAGAATCTAAATCGTAAGAATTAGTTTTAAATTCATCTGAATAGCTTACTGGGTCTAAATGTAGTTTTGTTTCAGTACGTCTCACACGCTTAACTGTATATTCACCACCTAGACGTAACACAAGGATGTCATTGCTGTTAAGTTTATGATCACAAGACTTCCTATAATCATGGACAATTATATAAGAACCGTTAGCGAGTATTTTATTCATGCTATCACCATTTATTTTTAGTGCTATACATTCGCTAGGTTTACGACCGTTAAAAGCAAATGGTGGAACTTTTAATTTTTCGTTATCAATTGCAACTTCCTCGAAATTTCCAGCAGAAACTTTACCGAAATATGGAACCTCGATTTCGCTATCAAATTCTGGTAAAACAATTTCTTCGATTTCTCCTAAGAGATAACCTTTAGAAACATTGAACAAACTTGAAATTTTTTCGACCATACCCATTCTAGGTTCAGTTCTTCCACTTTCCCACATTCTTATAGTACCTTCGGAAACATCTAATTTTCTAGCCATCTCAACTTTAGACAATCTATTGTTCAATCTGATTTCTTTTATGGAATTTTTGAAAGCCATTTTGTTTTCCTTCCTTATATATAATGTTTTTTACACTTTTATTATACTATGAAAAATCGTAATTGCAACCCTTAAAATACGATTTAACAAAATAAAAATACGTAATTTTTAAAAATAATTACGAAAAACACTTGAAATCGAATTTTAATTACGATATACTTTAGTCAGAACTTAACAAGGAGGCAAAAAAATGAACTACATCAAACATAGTTTGAAGTTAGATGAATGGCGAAAACGAAAAGGTTACACCCAGTCATCTTTCGCAGAAAAACTTGGCATTTCGCCGTCTACTTATAACATTTGGGAAAACAACCCAGAAATGATTAAACCTAGAGATGCTTTTAGAATTGCTAAGACATTAGATATCTCTATTGATGAGATTATTTTTTTAAAAGATGAATCGTATTTTAAATACGTTTTAGTCGAAGAAAAACAAACATCTTAAAAGGAGGTAAATTAAATGCTTATAGATATCAATAAGGTAACTGTCGGCAAACGCATAAGAAAAGATTACGGAGATATAACATCACTTGCTGATGATATTGAAGACAGGGGTTTAATTAATCCGCCGGTTGTCACGCCGGATTATGAATTAATAGCTGGAGAACGAAGATTAAAAGCTATGAAGAAACTTGATTATAGGCAAATAGAAGTGAGGGTTATGTCCGTAGAAGATTATGAACATCAACTCAAAATAGAAATTAGTGAAAATGAAGAGCGAAAAGCTTTTACTTATTCAGAAAGAATGGATTACGCGAAACAATTAGAAAGAATTGAAGCTAAAAAAGCTAAAGATAGAAAGACTTCTAAGCTAAAACAAAACAAAGACACCGTTACGGACCAAGGACCGGAACGGAAAGGAGAAACTCGAGATATCGTCGGTAAGGCTTCTGGTTTTGGCAGTGGACGAACATATGCAAGAGCTAAATACATCTATGAAAACGCAGACGAAGAAACTATAAAAGAAGTTGATGAAGGTAAAAAAAGTATTCGCAAAGCGCATGATGAACTTCGTGCTAAAGAAAAGCAAAATGAGGCAAATAAAGTGAAAGTGACAACAAAAGAAAAACCTCAAACGACAGTAGTAGATCGAAGGGAACGGATGAACGCAGAAGTTGAAGCTATGAGTGAAACAGAAACAAATTTAGCTTTGTCTGAAGCTGCAGCTGCAAACATAGTAAATGTCTGTTCTAACTTATTATACGCGGTAAACAACATTGAAGATTTAGAGTTAACTTTGAATTTCTTGAAATCAAGAGATGCTGAAGAATTATCAAAAGTTGTTAAGGCTTCTAAAGCTTTAAACAAAATTATAGAAAAAGGAGATTTTATAAATGTATAACCAGCAATTACCAGTTCACAGATTACAGACAGATATGAGTTATCAATCACCAGTGCAAGAAAGACAAGTAAGAAAGATAGTTAATAAATTTGATTCAAAAAAATTACACACAATTGTAGTTAGTAAAAGAAAAGATGGGTCATTTTATATCATCGATGGTCAACATAGGGTGGAAGCGTTGAAAGAATTGAACATTTCATTTATAGAAGCGACAGTGCACGAAAACTTAACTATTGAAGAAGAAGCTGAGATGTATTACGGAGTTAATGATAGACCTTCGAAAAACGCAAACTCTAAAGGTAAATCACGACTTAGATTTAAAGAGCCGGTAGCTGTAGCTATAGACGAAACGGTAAAAAGTGTCGGGTTGGAAATTGATTATGAAAAAAGCGCACCAACAAAAGGGTACATCAAAGCTTATGATGCACTGCAATCAATATACAAAGGAAATGGTGCTAATCACTTAGGTTTAGTTTTGGAAATAATCAAAGATTCTTTTGGAGAGGATACAAGGAATTACCAATCTTTTATTTTGAGAGGTTTCTCTAAATTGTTGAAAGTATATCTGCATGAAGTGGATTTAAATTTTTTAGTTAAAAAACTTCAAAACATTGGTTACGAAGGCTTCATTTTAGAGATTAATAAGAAGCATGCTGGATTTAAGACAAAAAAAGAATGCCTACCATTTGTAGTAGTAGACATTTACAACAAAAATCGTCGTCAAAAAAATCAATTGGACAAAATGAAATTGCATGTTTAATCAGCAACACAATTATACCATACGAGGTGGTTCTGAGCTACCTCAAACAACTTAAGGAGGAACTACAAATGTTACAAAAATTTAGAATCGCTAAAGAAAAAAGTAAATTAAAACTCAATTTACTAAAACATGCAAACAGTAATTTAGAAACAAGAAACAACCCTGAACTGTTGCGAGCAGTTGCAGAGTTGCTTAAAGAGATTAATCGATAAATTCTATGAATTCGATTTTAGCTGAAGCGATAGCTACTATTTTGTCTCCAACAAAAGTATATGAGCCATTAGTGAACAAGGAACTTTTAATTTTTTCTTTTGATATTTCAACAGTTCCGCGATGACCTGACTTTATCACTTTTTCTAAATTATCGATTTCAACAAATTTATCGTTAGAAAGATATAAACAAGCTTTCATACTTATCACCTCCTTAGGTTGATAACAACATTATACACGAAAGGAGCATAAACATTATGCAAGAATTACAAACATTTAATTTTGAAGAATTGCCAGTAAGGACATTAGAGGTTGACGGAGAACCATATTTTATAGGAAAAGATGTTGCTGACATTTTAGGATATGCAAACGGACGAGATGCTTTGTCAAAACATGTTGATGCAGAAGATAAGCTGCCGTCGCAAATCGCGACGGCAGGTCAAAACAGAAATGTAACGATCATCAACGAATCAGGACTATACAGTTTAATCTTTTCTAGCAAATTAGAAAATGCGAAGCGGTTCAAACGTTGGGTAACTTCGGAAGTTTTACCAACTTTAAGAAAAACAGGAGCGTACCAAGTACCTAGCGACCCGATGCAAGCATTGAGGTTAATGTTTGAAGCTACAGAAGAAACTAAACAAGAAATTAAAAACGTGAAAGATGATGTTATTGATTTGAAAGAAAATCAAAAACTGGATGCGGGAGATTACAATTTCTTAACTAGAACTATTAACCAAAGAGTTGCACATATCCAAAGGCTACATGCGATAACAAACCAAAAACAACGTAGCGAATTATTCAGGGATATTAATTCAGAAGTGAAAAAGATGACTGGCGCGAGTTCAAGAACGAACGTAAGACAAAAACATTTCGATGATGTAATTGAAATGATTGCTAATTGGTTCCCGTCACAAGCTACTTTATACAGAATTAAGCAAATTGAAATGAAATTTGAAAATGGAATATAGGAGGGCTTAAAAATGAGTGAAGAAATGGCGACTTATTGGTTTAACAAAATGTACGAGCTCGGAATTATCCATGAAGTATTAAGGCAGGAGGGAGTTATCAAATGAGTAAAACTTATAAAAGCTACTTAATAGCAGTACTGTGCTTCACAGTCTTAGCGATTGTACTTATGCCGTTCCTATACTTCACCACAGCGTGGTCAATTGCAGGATTCGCAAGCATAGCGACATTCATATTTTATAAGGAATACTTTTATGAAGAATAAAAAACTGCTACTTGTTGGCGCAAGTAACAGTGACAAACATTTATCAAAATATACAACTTAATTAAATCAAAATATACGGAGGTAGTCAACTATGGCTGAAAATATTAAAACAGAACAACATTATTACACTAAAGATTTCTCAGGATACAGAAATGAAGAAGATAATTTTGTAGCAAATCAAGAATTGACAGTAACAATCACATTGAACGAGTACAGAAAACTTATTGAAATAAAGGCTGTTAAAGATAAAGAAGAAGATACTTACAGAGGTAAGTATTTTGCGGAAGAAAGAAAAAACGAAAAATTGGAAAAAGAAAATATAAAACTAAAAAACAAAATTTATGAATTACAAAACGAAGAAGATAACGAGGAGGACGAAGAAGACAAGGAGGACGAGAACGATGTATTACAAAATTGGTGAGATAAAAAACAAAATTATAAGCTTTAACGGGTTTGAATTTAAAGTGTCTGTGATGAAGAGACATGACGGTATCAGTATACAAGTTAAGGATATGAATAATGTTCCACTTAAATCATTTCATGTCGTAGATTTAAGCGAACTATATATTGCAATGGATGCAATGCACGACGTTATAAACGAATGGATTGAAGAGAACACAGATGAACAGGACAGACTAATTAACTTAGTCATGAAATGGTAGGTGCGATATGAAACCACATAAATTTAAACGAATGGCAATTGACTTAATAGAACGTGTACAAAGCACTTCTTATCAAGTTGATTATAAGTACAACGTTATATGGGTCTGGCACTACAGCGATGACTATTTAGGTAAAATTGCATCAATAAATATGCACAACAATGTTGATGATGACAGTACGTTATTAACTAAGTACGAGAAAGCTAAAAAAGTACTAGCAGGGGAGGCGTTAATAGATGGCTAATCTATATGAGCTATCAGAAGCATTTAAAGAGTTGTCTAATCAAGATGAATTAGACCAAACATTATTAAAAGACACATTAGATTCTATCCAAGCAGAAATGAATGTCAAAGTAGATAACATCGTCAATTGGAGACGCGAAACATTAGGTGACATAGATGTCATAGATAAAGAGATTAAGAGACTTCAAAATTTAAAAAAACAAAAACAAAATTTAACTGATCGATTAAGAGATTACTTAAAAGAGATGTTAGAAACACAGGAAGTAGATAGTTACCGCACAGCTACTAATCATATTTACAAGCGTAAAAACGGGGCTAGTAAAAATATTATCGATGAAAAACTTATTCCAAAGGATTATTGGCTATCACAAGCCCCGAAACTTAATTCTAAGCAACTAATCGATGATTTGAAAGCTGGCAAAGATATTCCGGGTGCTGAATTAAAGGTAACGGAAAGTTTGGTGATTAAGTGATGAGTGAGGAACAAGACATTTTACAAGAACTAGGTATTGAAGAAATTAACGAAGATACTCAGAACTATTATTCAATTATGGTATATGGCAAATCAGGAACCGGAAAGACGACTTTAGCCACTAGAGAAAACAACGCTTTTATTATTGATATTCACGAAGATGGCACTCAAGTAACGCGGCAAGGTTTTGTGAAGAGGGTCGACAATTACATTGCTTTTAGAAACACAATTGCGAGTATTGAATCGATTGTAAATACAGCTAGACAAAGAGGAAAGTTACTTGATGTGGTTGTAATTGAAACAGCACAAAAGTTAAGAGATATAACGCTGACTCATGTGATGAACACGCACCAAGTCAAAAAAGCAAGAATTCAAGATTATGGGGAAACATCTAAATTAATTGTTAACTCGATTAGGCACCTATTAAAGGTTAAAGATAAGCTCGGATTTCACGTTGTGCTTACAGGACATGAAGGGCTTAACTCAGAAGATAAAGATGAGAACGGAAAAATTATTAACCCTAGAATATCAATTGAAGTACAACCGGCAATACACAACAACTTAGTAACTCAGTTCGACATTATAGGACACACATTTATAGAAGATCATACAGATGAGAACGGAAATGCGACACACAATTATGTGTTTTCTGTAGAACCTTCTAATTTATATACAACTAAAGTTAGGCATAATCCGCAAATAACAATCAATAATCCAGGTATTAAAAATGCTTCAATTTCAAAAATTATAGATATGGCACAAAACGGAAACTAATAAAAAACTAAAAAGGACGGTATAAAACTATGAAAATCACAGGTAGAACACAATACATTCAAGAAACTAATCAAGAGGCATTCATGAAAGGTGGGGACTTTTTAGGAGCTGGAGAATTTACAGTAAAAGTTGCAAATGTCGAGTTTAACGACAGAGAAAACAGATACTTCACGATTGTTTTTGAAAACAACGAAGGTAAACAATACAAACACAACCAATTCGTCCCACCATTCCAACAAGATTATCAAGAAAAACAATATATCGAGTTACTTAGTAGATTAGGAATTAAATTGAACTTACCAGATTTAACTTTTGACACAGATCAATTAATTAACAAAATCGGAACTATTGTACTTAAAAATAAATTTAACGAGGAACAAGGCAAGTATTTTGTAAGACTCTCATATGTAAAAGTTTGGAATAAAGACGATGAAGTAGTTAATAAACCAGAACCTAAAACTGATGAGATGAAACAAAAAGAACAGCAAGCAAATGGGAAACAGACGCCAATGAGTCAACAATCAAACCCATTCGCTAATGCTAATGGTCCAATAGAAATCAATGATGATGATTTACCGTTCTAGGACGTGGTTTAAATGCAATACATTACAAGATACCAGAAAGACAATGACGGCACTTATTCCGTCGTTGCTACTGGTGTTGAACTTGAACAAAGTCACATTGATTTACTAGAAAACGGATACTCGCTAAAAGCAGAAGTAGAGGTTCCGGACAATAAAAAGTTGTCTATCGAACAACGCAAAAAAATATTCGCAATGTGTAGAGATATAGAACTTCACTGGGGAGAACCGGTGGAATCAACTAGAAAATTATTACAAACAGAATTGGAAATTATGAAAGGTTATGAAGAAATCAGTCTGCGCGACTGTTCTATGAAAGTTGCAAGGGAGTTAATAGAACTGATTATAGCGTTTATGTTTCATCATCAAATACCTATGAGTGTAGAAACGAGTAAGTTGTTAAGCGAAGATAAAGCGTTATTATATTGGGCTACAATCAACCGCAACTGTGTAATTTGTGGAAAGCCTCATGCTGACCTAGCGCATTATGAAGCAGTCGGTAGAGGCATGAACAGAAACAAGATGAATCACTATGACAAACATGTATTAGCGTTATGTCGCGAACATCACAACGAGCAACATGCGATTGGCGTTAAGTCGTTTGATGATAAATATCACTTGCATGACTCATGGCTAAAAGTTGATGAGAGGCTCAATAAAATGCTGAAAGGAGAGAAAGAGAAATGAACAAAATATTAATACGCTTTGCTATTAACTATATAAAATATCAACAAAAACAATTGCGTGAAAAAGAAGCCCGAATTAAATATCTAGAGGGCTTCTTAAAAGGAAAGGGTTATTGACTGTTTTTGTTTTGCAATTCCATCAATCTTTCAAATTGATCCGGATACTGAACGGCAAGTTCCATCATTCTTACCATAGAATCAGCGGGAATATCAGGGTCTTGTTTGGTCACTGAAGGTAGAAACTCTTTTAATTCGGATAAATCGCTTTTTATATCTAACAAATGTCTATTTAAAACACCGTATTCATTATCGATATTATTATACTTATTGACTGGATTTTCAAAATTGAAATCATTATCTGTAAATGTTTTGATAGTTTCTTTAAGTTGGTCTTTGGCATTTACTACATCCGCGTATAATTCGCTGTAGTAAATTGTACGGTAAGCGCTAACATCAAAAGGGATATTCTCATCTTTGTTAATCATAGTAATTGTTGGTCTCTCTAGAGCGTGTCTGTAACCTAATTCATAAAATACGTTCGGGTTATGCGTACTCAAATCTACAATAACTAATTCAGAATTCGTTAATCCACCAATTATTTCATCAGTGATTTTATTGGTCGATGATATAAGGTCAGATCGTTGGATTTCAAAATCTGATTCTAAAGCAGGTTTTATGATGGATTGTAAAAGAAAATCAGAGTTTCTTCTTACTTTAGAATCATCAGTACCTATAGGGCAAGCAATGAAACATTTTTTCAAGTTATTCACTCCTAATCATATTTTTATTAATTATAACAGAAAGGAGATAAAAAAATGGCAACATTTAGAACGATAAAAGAAAGTGGCGATTTTGTAACTGTGCATAAATCTTTTGTGTTCGATAGTAATTTAAGTGCTAAAGCTAAAGGGATATTATTGTATTTCCTAAGTCGTCCTGACAATTGGCAAATATACACGTCAGAAGTAGTTAAACATATGAATGATGGACAAAAATCAATCAATAGTGGCGTTCAAGAACTTATGGATAATAAATATGTTCACAGAATACAAAAAAGAGCTGAAAACGGTGTGTTTAAAGGTTTTGAATACTTAGTTTACGAAAAACCAACCGAAATGCCATTTTCGGAAAACGGATTATCGGCAAACGGGTTTTCGGAAAACGGAAAAACGGAAAACCGAAAAGGGCGTACTACTAATAATAATAGTACTAATAATGATTTAACTAATAATAACAATACTAATAATGATGGAAGTATATTGTCGGGCAACCCGACTGTGTATTCCATTCCCTATAAAGAAATTATCGAATACTTAAACAAAAAAACAGGAAAGCATTTTAAACACAATACAGCTAAATCAAAAGATTTTATTAAAGCAAGATGGAATCAAGATTTTAGGTTGGAGGATTTTAAAAAGGTGATTGATATCAAAACAGCTGAGTGGCTAAACACGGATAGCGATAAATACCTTAGACCAGAAACACTTTTTGGCAATAAATTTGAGGGGTACCTCAATCAAAAAGCGCAACCAACTGGCATAGATCAATTGGAACGCATGAAGTACGACGAAAGTTATTGGGACTAGGAGGATGTTATGAAACCGTTATTCAACGAAAAGATAAACGAAAGCTTGAAAAAATATCAACCAATCGAAGTAATACTAAGACAGAATTGCGATAAATGTGGGCATCAATATGACTTATATAAGTTTGAAAATGGATATGAATACAAAGACGGTTGCGAATGTGAAATTCAAAGATTGGCTTATGAGGAATACAAAAGGAATAAACAAAAGAAACTTGATTATATTTTCAATCAATCAAATGTTAATCCGTCTTTAAGAAATGCAACGGTTAACAACTATAAGCCACAAAATGAAAAACAAGTACAAGCTAAACAAACAGCAATAGAGTATGTACAGGGTTTCTCTACAAAAGAACCAAAATCATTAATATTGCAAGGTTCATACGGAACTGGTAAAAGCCACCTAGCATACGCTATCGCAAAAGCAGTCAAAGCTAAAGGGCATACAGTTGCTTTTATGCATATACCAATGTTAATGGATCGTATCAAAGCGACATACAACAAAAATGCAGTTGAGACTACAGATGAGTTAGTCAGATTGCTAAGTGATATTGATTTACTTGTACTAGATGATATGGGTGTAGAAAACACAGAACACACTTTAAATAAAATTTTTAGCATTGTTGATAACAGAGTAGGTAAAAACAACATCTTTACAACTAACTTTAGTGATAAAGAACTAAATCAAAATATGAACTGGCAACGTATCAATTCAAGAATGAAACACAATGCAAGAAAAGTAAGAGTAATCGGAGACGATTTCAGGGAGCGAGATACATGGTAACCAAAGAATTTTTGAAAACTAAACTTGAGTGTTCAGATATGTACGCTCAGAAACTCATAGACGAGGCACAGGGCGACGAAAATAAGTTGTATGACCTATTTATCCAAAAACTTGCAGAACGTCACACACGCCCCGCTATCGTCGAATATTAA